GAAAAAACGCGGCTGCTCCAACGATAATGTTGTTAGACGTACCACGGCTATATGCTGGCATATTGTTCACCTCTTTTTTCTTTGTTAAATAGGTGGGCGTGTTTCCTCAATACCAATTATAACAGCCTTTTAGGTATAGATATTAGTATAAGAAGTGCCCGAAATGGTTATAGTGTCGTTTGTATGGTAGTCATATTCCACTATAATCTTGTTTACAAATAGGGTTCTGGCAGAGGCCAATTCGGCCACGTCCCTGCTCTCGTCAGCCTGATAGACCCTTACATTATGAAAAAATATATTTGCTGAATTTGATGTAGTTGCCTGTGATGCCGTATAAGCATTTATATCTTGAGCAGCAGAGTCTTCTCTATCCAAGGCATCACTAATTACTCTTATTGTATTTATAAGTTTTTCAATATCTGAAGAATAAACAAAATATATTAACTGCTCTCTTTTACGACGGTAAAAAGATGAAGGCCTAAACCTCATCATGCGATCATATACTATTAGAATAGGAGAGTCTACCTGCTGTATTTGAATTGTGTCATTATATAAATCTTCTATATTTGTTGGATATTGTGCTGGCACCATAGGATTAAACCCAGCCTGGTTTGGCAAGGTAGGCCCAGAAGATATCAAACCAAAATCAGATAGTTGCTTATTTACATAGTTGTTTATGTATGTTGGAGCAAATCCTGTTGTTTTAATATTATTAGTCATTGTACTATTCTACCCCAATTCTTGCATTTGCTATCCAAGCAAATCCCGTGCTTTTTCCTTTTGCCCTACCGACCTTGGATCCAGCACGAATATTCTTTTTATATGCCGTCGGTCTCTTAATGTAGTCATATAAACCAGAGGCACGAATAAAAGATTGTTTAAAATATCTCAGCATAAACTCATCAAACACATCTTCATAAGATCCAACAACTTCGTTACCACCAGGATTTCTAACTAGGACTGGACTTTTTGTAAAAACGGTTTGACCACCTGATTCAAAAACAAGAGCAGAAGATTTTTTAGGTCTTATAAGAACTGGAGAACCACTTTCCATTATTTTTGCCTTATTGAAAAAGGGAGTTGAGGAGTCACCAGATACAGACTGAGACTGTTTAAAATTAGAAAACAAAGATAGACCAGCCTTGTTTACAACAAAATCAATATCAAAAAGTCTGGATCTTGGACTTCCAGTACGATACCACTCGTATACGTGATGCAATGCTCTTGGGTTTGCTCTGGCATTAACGTCTATATATTGTCCAAGGGCTGCAACAACTTCCCTGCCAAGTTTTTGCAAGAATATTGGTTTGCCGTCTTGAACTCCATCAAGAAATCCATATGAGTAATCTATGATGTTGTTCATTGTTTTTCTAAAACTTTTAACGTTTGTTACGACTCTCACTAGTCACCCACGGTCTGATTTTCGGCTCTGCGCCAAAGCATCTTGTAATATTCAACCTTGTTAAATGGACCAGAAAATGGCTCAACAGTTCCTACCTCAAATATTGTTGCCCTTCCAGCACGGACTCCAGCAGTTTCTCTATAGACAAGTTCATCATTAGAATGCCTTATGTTTGTTACTAAAATGTTAGTTATAGCATTTCCTTGCTGCTGAGAAGATATTCTTGGATCACTCTTTGTTCTTGCAACTAACTTGTTTTCATACTGTAAAAATGTTTCTGGCTTGATATTTTCTGATCCCGCTCCGCCAATTGGAGTAGCATTACAAGATATAGTCTTATCAAAAACCCAATCTTTTTTAGGCTGACCATAATCTCCCTGAGTTATTATAGGGTAATAAACGTCTGCCTTCATCGGAAACATAAAATCTGTATCTTCACAGATTGCCATCATAATACTCCAGGACGAGTTATAAGGTTTACATACTTGTTTAAAATTTTATCAACAAGAAGGTTTCCAGTTCCTTCCATCATTAAACTGTTGTATTGAACATTAAATTGATCAGTTTTATAATTTTTTACATATCTCTTATAGTAATCAAGTCTTCCACATTTAATGTCATCTATAAGCATGGTTGTTGCATCTTTAATATCATTAGGAACTACTTTATACCCTGACTCAATATAAAACATATAATCTTCGCCCTCTGGGAAACTAACTCCACCACTAAACGTCTGAATGTTTCCGCTATCTCCTGTATCAAAAAAAGAAATGGAGTCTGATGCAGCGATTGGCATTCTTGCAGGCTTACGCTCATATCTGTTCCAATTATCTACTCCCGCAACAGGATCTTTAATAATTCCAGTTTTATCTTTTGTAATGCTGTAATCATACGAATCTAATGCTGGACCGTCTGCGTCATCAACATCGTAAACCAACTCTGAGTTACGATATACTTTTAAAATTTTATAGCCTCTGGTCCAAATAGGCATGTAGTCAGTTCCCTGACCAACTATTTGCAGCCATTCTGTAGTAAAGTAAAATCCATCTGGAACATATGAATCAATTATATTTCTTGCTAAACTTTCATGTTCTGTATACTCTGCTATCTCTGTTGCAGTTGTTCCAAGAGAGTTTGGATCTACGTATGGTCTAACAATCTCAAGATTATCCTCAACCACAACATCTCCACGAGCAGTTCCGTTCTTTTCATATATTGTTACAGCATAATGCTCATCATATTTTGAGAAGGTGTCTGAAAGGGTACGAGTAACAACTGAAGATGCACTTGATGTTACAGCAACACTTAGCAATTCTTCGTTTCTATCGTTACTTTCAATGACTAAAAAATACGATGTGCTTGCTGTTGGCACAGTGTATTGAATATCAATCGGGTATGGCGGAATACGTAATATTTCCATTATTCTATGCCGTAGTGTCTTGCTATCTCGTTAGGGGTTGCTTCACGAACACCTTTACGAGTAAGCCACCAATCGGCTGCCTCCTTAGTAACTATATTATAACCAACTTTGAGAGAACCTAGTTGCTTATCGGTAGTGTGCTTATTATGATCTGAATATAGGGCAACTTTTTCTACTGTTGTTTCTTTTGGTTTTTCTGGTTCTATACCCTGCAAAATATTTAACATCTCTACTTTTTTAACAGCATCTTTTAGGTCAATGTTATTTTTTTTAGCATAAGATTTAATTTCAAACACACTTTTTGTTTTTAATTCTTCAATAGATAACATTTAATCCTCCACTGTCATTATACCAGAAATACTAAAAGAGAGCGGTTTCTAGGCCGCTCTCTTCTAATTTTGTTGGTCAGATTTTAGGAATCTGCGCTGTCTGCGTCGCCATAAGCAACTGCATCCAACTCTTCCCAAGCGAGACCAAAGCGTACGAATACTGTGTACTCGATTGTATCTTTCTTTGGCTTGTATTCACGGTTGACCGTGATATCACGCTGGAAACCCCATACACGATTCTCAGGGAATGTCAAATCGACATATCCATCTGGATAGTAAGGGACCTCCATGACGTCAACTCCGAGAACACGGGTAGTGCGAGCACCACCGAATGTCTGAGAGCCACCATCAAGATATGCTTGACTGTTTGCTTCTGTGCGAAGCAGACCGTCTTTAGTTGAGAATGCTTGTGCAATTGCATCAGCAAGGGTACCATTATTCTTAATGATTCCTTGGAATGCATCTGTACCAGCATAGAACTTAAGATTGCTCTTAAGTGAGCGATACTTGCGTGGTAGTGCAAGAATGATAGACTGCATTACCGAAGTAGTCCAGTTATCACTTGCTACAGTAATCGCTGCTTCGTGAGCATCGTTACCTACTGTACCACGAGTTTGCTTAATAAAGCCAGGCATGATTGAAAGGAATGATCCTGTTGCACCATCACCGTTAATCGCTAGATCTTCAATGTCATTTGCGAATGCATTGGTCATCAAGCGAACGAGACGATCTTCAAGAGCGGCTCCTTCAATATTGTCCTCTAGAGACTCAGTAGAAACTTCCCAATCAAGACGAATCTTTTTGGTTGTTAGTTCTACCTTTGTAAATGTTGCGCCTGTGTTTGTATATGCGTCATCTGCTTGTGCAGCAGCACGAATAACACGCTCTCCTACGTTGACTTTTTCAATCTCCATAGTGTTTGCTCGCATTGTAACTCTACGACCATCTTTGGCGAGAACTGTTGCATCCCACACGTAGTCGATAAAGCGTCTTGCTTGTTCAGGTGCTAGAATACCACCAGATGTACCTGTTGGATTTACTGCGTTTTGTCCAGTTGTAACACCGAATGTTCCGCCTGAAACTGCACCTAAAGATGCAGCAGGGGACACGTTGCCATTTGGATCTGTAGCAGTAGCACTGCCAATTCCACCTGACACGAATGCGCCCGCTTCAGCGGCTTTTACTAGTTTTTCTTGTTCCGACATATTGTTCACCTCCATTTGGTTTTTTAGTTGTTGAATAGGTCGGCATTTGTGAGGAAACGTCCGCCCCATAGGGATTTTTGAGTTCTCATTTCTGGGAACTCCTGTACGATCTCGCCTAGATCGCCAGACTTGCGGAAAGCAGTATCTTTTTCTACAAGATCTACTCGCTTTCCAAACTCATCAAAAGAACCCTTTACTTCTTTGACCTCACCTGCTACAGACTTTACTTCGCCTGTAACTGTTTCAAGGGACTTTGTTATTGCATCAACGTTAACCTGAAGTGACTTAACGGTTTCTGCTAGACTGCTCAAGGCATTAGTTAGAGAATCTTTAATATCTGTTACATCTTTGGCGATATCTGTAACAACATCTTCTTTCTTCTCTACAACTTCTTCTGTTGAAGGAGCAACTTCATCGGTCTTAGCAATTTCAGCATCAGCAGGTGCTTCTGGAGCAACTACTTCTGGTTCTGCTACGACTTCTGCTGTAGCCTCTGGAGCAACCTCAACATTTTCAACGACTGGTGCTGCATCGGCTGGTGCCTCTGCAACAACTTGTGTTTCTTCTGTCATAGGATTATCCTCCTTTGTCATCTTAATTGTTCTAATGCCTTTTGCACTATCAACTAAGAACTTTATTTTTTCTGCATTATCAGAATCTGATTTTTCTACAAAACCAATGTTCTTCATTGGCTTTCCAGAGTTTGGGCTTATTTCTGTTTCAGAAGAAGATATTAAAACAATATCACTATCTTGATCCCAGAAAACATTTTCAATTTCTGTTTTTGCTAAGTACCCGCTAAGTTCTCCCTTTTCAATTGAGAGGACATTAGCAAATTCATTAGCAGGGTTGTCTACAAGAGATAACTCATGCAGTTGATACTCTTTAATTATACGCACAGGCTTATCAAGTTCTTTGTTAAACTCATCATCAGATTTCGTAATGTTTCCACCAATTGAAAAACCAGTCAGTGTTCCATCAAGAACCTTTTCCCAAGTGTCTTGTGCACCTTTGGAGACGTATGCCGAAACATAAACTCCGCTGTAAAACTTTTTTGTTTCTGGATCAAAATAACGATCCTCTTTAAAAGAAACAACTTTGCCAACAGCACTTGGTTGATGCATTTCACGAAGATTGCCACGGAACTTCTTAAAAGCAGTTATACTTGCTTCAGTAGTTACGATATCGTTTTGCTTGTCAATATTATCTAATGTTGCAAAACCTGAAACGATACGACGTTCTTGATCAATTTTGCCAATAGGCATTGAAAAACGAACGCTATCGCCACTTGTAGTCCATTGTGCTTTGTTCATAATCATTGTTTCCCAATTATATCACTAGTTTATATCACTATGTGGATATTATGTGGATGAACTGCCTTCACCCTGTGTATTACGGCCAGCGATTGTAGATGGAGAGTCAGAGTTATTATTTGTTCTTTCTGTATCTCTTTGTCGATTCCCTGCCAAATCTGCTCTAGCGTCAGTAGCCTGTCTTGGACTCATAACAAATGGAGTATCCCCATCTGAACGCTGTGGAAGATCTAACTTCTCACGAGCCTCGTTTGGAGTCATTACTTGAGTTTTTACATACCGCTCAAGAATTTGAGACTGTGCTATTTCGTCTGTAAGAGTTAACTCATTAAACTTAAACTCTAAAATATCAGTTTTTTCTTTAACAATCTTATTTACCATCTTCTCTAGATATCTTTGTGCTGGTCTAGAGACCTGCTCCTTAAAGGTGCGGTCTTGAGAAATAGCAGCAGCAATACCAGAAGAATCAGACCCACCAAGTTTAGAAATTGGAACCTGATGAGCAATCAAAATGTCATCACGATTTTGTTTACGATACTCTTTAAATGAGCCTTCCTGAATACCATTTTCAATTGGCTCCATCTTAAACTCAACCTTGTTATTATCTGTATCTCCAGGAAGAGGAATGTATAGAGTTCTGTGAGACTGAGACTTAAGTCCTGTTTGAAGAAATCTAAACATCTTGTCTTCTGCATCAGCAGATAACTTAGCGCCCTTTACTGTAATAACATATCGTGGAACAGCCTTATTTTCAAAGTAATCAATGTTGTATTGAGATGCCAACTGATCTCCAATTAGCGACGGCATTGCCGAAAGGATGTCAGGAATACCATAGAATGTATTTAGTGGAGAATATTGTTTTAGATGAATAATCTCGTTTGGTCTTCCGTCAGATGTAATCGGGTTGGCGTTTCTAGCACCAAAGTTTCTAAAGTAAACCATCTTACTTCCAATAATCTGTACGAAACCATCTTTTAAACGACGAACACGGATAGTCGTAGCAGGAATGTGACCAAGATAGCCAATCTCTCCATTTACTTTACGACCAACTTCAAGAAATCCATTTCCAGTAGACTGTAAGTCCGTATAAACCTTTTCCATTGTAGTTGTAAAAGAATCATCGTCATTAAGATCTTCTAGCCAATCACGAAGCATAATCTTTGCTCGTTCAATTCTGTTTCTTGCTCTTTCTACTCTACCCTCATCATCGCTCATTTCAAAACTGAGCATTGTGCGATCTGTAATATCAAATCGGTATCCAAGACCTACAACATTTTCTACCTTTGCATCGATAGCAGCATGATTAGCAAAGTTTGTATCATAGAAGTTTGCCAACTCATACATGTTGTATGGCGGGGTAATTACATCAAATAATCCATAGCCGTTTCTGTATACCGTGCCAGGATTTATTTGTTTTGATTTTGAGTCATCGCCAGAGGGTGTCGCACTAGCAGAGTCAAGATATGCTGGACTTTCTGATGCAACCTTTGTAATGCTTCTACTTGTTCTGCGTCTAAAGTTATTGTCAATACCATTCAAGCCTTTAAGTTCATCCCAAGATTTAGTAAAAGGATCCATATTTGCAAAAGGAGTTGGATCTTTAATTTGAGTACTTAAACTGGCTGATATGTACTCAAAATTCTCATTCATTGTCGTATGCGTCTCTTCCGTGTTTCTTTAAAGTTTGCTGTGCATCATAAACAGCACCAAGGTCATTAACATTTGGAATAAGTCCTTGCGCCATTCTATCTTTCATTTCTGAATACTGCTCTTCTGATACCCTGTTAAGTCCAGGGACAAATATGCATTCTCCGTCACCCTCATCGCCATAATACATGGCCGCCTTCTTAAGTTCTGATATCTTTGATATGTCTCCACGCATGGCTGGAACGTTTAATACGCTACCCTGGCCATCTGTAAACCACTTGCCATTAGATTTTTTATACACATAAAGACCCCAATCATAGTTTTTTTCTATGACTTTGCGCCTTACATTACCAACTTTTGGGATTTTTTCGCTATTCATATCCATAAGTATAGCAGATTATACTGGTGTACCGACCCTAATTGTCCAAACTGTATCGGTATAGACCTTTATTTTATCTGCATCTACGGTCAAGCCCTCTTCATCATCAAAAATAATCTTATTAGTTCCAATATATGTTTTATAAACATCGCTTGGGTTTACGCCATAAAGTTCTGAGGATCCAATAACAAGAACGCCTTGCCATGTTGAAGAATTAAGCCAGTACTCCCATTGGAAGTTGGTTGCACCATCTGTTATTACTTGCTGCCATGGTCTGGTAAGGGTACTCTGAACTTGTTGTAGATTATTAGCCTGATAGTATGCTATGTTGTTAAATACAAGTGGTCCGTTTAGATTAATACCGCCAAGATATAGATCAAAGTTTAATGCATTAGAAAATCCTATGCCCAAAACTCCCCACTCGTTTCTTGTTAAAACTGGCTCCCTAACAAGGGCACCATTCCAATAATACGATATGCCGTCATAAGATTCGCCTGTTTCTAAACTCAGGGCGTATATTCTTGCACGATCTCCAGTTTCGCTATCTGCAACAAAATAAAATTTAATAGTATCAGAACGATATTCTATTTCAAACAACTCTACTGGAGCTTCTGGAAACTGCCTTTCATCATATCTTAACCACATCTGTACTGCGCTGATACGATAATCATCGGCGGTATTTGGATTAATAGGAATAGCAAGTCCCCTGTTTACTAACGGATCATAGTCTCCACGAACCTGTATTCCAGAAGTTCTTGTCATGTAAAGATAAGGGGTGCTGCCTTTATAAATACTAAAAGGATTTTTTGCCTTGTAATCGTAATAAATTCCAGAACGTTTGTATGGAAATATATCTACACCAAATCTTGTTCCTACTGGATTAAATGAGTTATTATTAAATGATTGAGATGCCAATTCTAGCCTTCTAAGTCTAATAGGCTTCCTTAAGATTCCACGAATATTAAAGTCTAAATGATATACAACTGCTAGTTGATTGAAATCTATACTCTTTGATGGATAAATTAAAGTATTGTCAACAACCTCAAATTTTGTGCTTGGCCAATTTGTAAAATTGTCAATATCAATTATTGATCCTTCTCTTGCTGTTCTTGTTGTAAAATCTCCCCTTGGAGCATTTGCTCCCAATTCTACGTACTGGAAGGTAACAAAACTTCTGATTGAAGCATCTTCTGTGTCGTATTCGTAATATTTTTCTGTCCTGCCTATCATTTGCTGATAGTTTTCCCAGCCAGTAAATAAGTAGTTATCTAATTGACTATAGGTTCTTTGAACAGGATATTCATAATCGTCTTTTAGTTGTTGATAGGTAAATGCACTTGTTGATGCCTGCTCTAACAATTCTGATGGTCTTGGATATCCAATATTAAACTGCAAAAAGTCTAAGTCGTAATAGGTTTCTCCTCTATCGTTTTCAACAAACTGTGCAAAATAAGAAAGTGGCAAATAGTCTTCCCAGTACCCAGCAACTCCAATATCTAAGAAATATGTGTCATAAGCCTCAGTTGGTAAAAGAGTATAACTTGCTGTAAAATCTATTAAATCTTGACCAGATGTTACAGCCGCAAAACCATTACTAAAATAACCATATGCTTCGTCGGCATTTAAAGCAGTGCAAAAACCAAAAGAATACAAATTGCCCTCAAATGTATTTGCTGCGGTATTATCTCCTGCCACATACAATTCTAGTCCATTACGATTACCAAAAAATGATGCAACGTTACCGCCAAACCTAGAAACCAAATCTGGAATATTAATTCCAACTGCAAATATCTGATCTACCGATATTGTGTTATATGTATAAAGCGAAGTACTTGCCCCATTGTGAGTTAGGCTGTATATTAATTGATTATCATCTTGAACTACCTGGAAATAATTCCCATTAGTCTTGTTGTAAATCTTAAAAAGTGTTTGATTAATTGAGGTTACATCGTCGTGGCTAAATACTCCGTAAACTGCCTTGACTTCTTCATTTAAAACGTTAAAGTTGGGAAAGTTGTAATATGCATGAACAGAGTTCCAACTTGTCGTTGGTCTAAATGTTATAAATTTATTGCTTCCAGCCTGAATGTTTTGGTTATCATCATATAGGTCCTGTAAGACTTCTTCATCAATAAAAATGTTTGGAAGCTGATAGTTTGGAGTGCTGATATAGGTATCAGATGTAATTAAATTA